GATGACATAGGCATCTTTCATTTCATCATCGGTTGCGTACAGTGTATGAGGTGCGATGATGATGTTCTGATGAATTACTTCATCAAAGACATAAGTGATCGTATTGGGGCAGTAAGTATCATCACCACCAAACCCAATAAAATCACCTTGAACAATCCCGTCGAAATCAGGAAGGTTATCAAGGCAATGGTGTAATATATCAGCAACATTGCCAACATGATTATCATCAATGTCAGAATGTGTTTCGTTAATCTTGATAAGTTTCTTGTTAAAGACCGATTTTGTACCCACAAAGAATTGACCTGTCTGCGGATTCGTACCCCATACAATCGCAGGAGCGCCATCGATCTTCGCAGAGATTTCACCATCAGAAAGGAACCAATCAAGGACAGAAAGATCACCCGTCAGAATGGAGTCTTCTGGGTGTTGGAGGTGTGTGTTTTTCATGTCCTTAAGATAAGGCATCTAGCAACGGATTGCAAGCGATAGTGTCCTGTTCACGAACTGTCACAGGCAATCGATCCCATATTGATTTCTCTATAATATCAAACCGAAGATTTAGAGCTCCGTTTGTAGATTTGAATGACACTTCTTCCCAGTTGATCTCACTCATCACAGAGTCCATGATCTGTTTATCAATTAGTGACACAATTCCATATCCACGGCGATGTGGAAGATCCTCAAAATGGGTTTTAACTTCCATCTCCTTGAAACATGTGCTTGGTAAGTAATAATCACATGAATAGAGGTATTTTTGATTGCGGGTAGACCCTGGAGTACCTCCATCGCTCAAACTATAGATTTTTATGATGTTGTTAAGATTAATTCGTTCTTCTGTACTCTCATGCAACTTAGACCAAATCTGAAACACACAATTAACCTCAACATCTACACCACCAGGATAATAGAAACTACTATCAATAACCTCACTGTGAATGAGATTATATCCTTTCACTCTTGATTTACAACTACCCTTGCCGTTGCTATCAAATAACTGCGGTACAATAAAACACACAAAGTCTGCAAACTCATGTGCATGATTGATAAACTTCAGGGCAAGATTACCTCTCAATCCAAATGGAGGATTACCAATCATTATATTCTTTTCAGTATCAGGTTTCCATTGCAAAAAGTCTGCTTGAATAACACCATCGCATTGTGGTTCAATATCAACACCAATCCTACGATCTTCAGGCATTAGTGTATAGAATGACCCATCACCTGCTGATGGTTCGATGTAATGATATTCACGAAGATCTATGCCATGAGATGATAGAACTTCATGACATTTGTTATAGCAATACTTCGCAGTCTCCTTATTTGTGAAGAATTGATCTTTCTCTTTCTCTGTATGTTTGCTGTAATCTATCTCAATACCTGCAATTCTACACAGATCAAAGTAATATGATCCAGGCACATCTTTCTTCTCTACCCACCTCTTTACCGTTCCAATATGCAAACCAAGTTCTTTCGCAATATGCTTAATTGGATAAGTTTCGTTGACAGTTTGAAAAAATGGGTAGATATTATTCATTCAACTAAAGTGCTTAAGAAGGTGTTTAACAACGCCTTCATCGTCTGGATTATTTACATCATAACAGAAAGTGTATCCTGCGGCAATAGCGTTCGCCATAGTTACGCGAGAAAAATCAAACTTCCACTTGTCCTGTTGTGACTCACGAAGTGTTGCTTTCTTACCAAGAATAGGATCCTGCTTATTCTCAAACAACGTTGCCATGTTAGCAGGAGTGAGGACAGTGATATAAATTTTGTCATAATCTACATCAACAAACGTAAGTTTGTCCCACACAGACTTAGCATAGATGTTTTCATGCTGCCAGTTTGCACTCTTAGCACATGAAAATGCTGTTTTAACTTCATTCTTTAGTTTTTTAAGGAGGTTGACAAGAATATCATAAGTTCCACCATCTTCAGGACGAGTGTTACAATCACCATCCCAAGATGATTCAATCTCTGCCAACTTAGTGATAATATCAAAAAGGAAACTTTCTCCCCACTTACCACGTTCATCATTGGTAAGAAGTGTTAGACAATAGAAAATAGATCCTTTCCATGCATCACTGCTATTTTCCACTGCGGCATTGATGGAATCGTCAAGAATTTCCCGAAATGTAATTGCTTTGGATTGCATGGTGCTTTGCTTTGACTCTTTTAATATACACGAATCCACCACCCAAGTCAATGGGTAGTGGACACTTCAATCAACTGGCACACTACCGACGAATTTCACTGATAGCGGGTTGACCTTGGTTGAATACAACATCAACAACTGCCTGAACTTTCTTGGCAGTGCTGATACCCACTCTATCATAAGTTGGGATACAAACCAACCCAAATGTCTTCTCACTTCCACCCAGACGGATCACACGACCGATAGACTGACTGATACCAATGTAATCCATATTACGCATGAAGATGACTGCCTCAAGACCACTGACGTTGATACCCTCAGACAGAATAGAGTGGTGAAGAACAACAAACTTCTTGCCATCTTCCTTGCCCCACTCATTCAGAGTGTCAAAGAATACGTCACGGTTGACTTTCTTACCGTCGATGATTGCACCTGTCTTGGATGTAATCATCATCCAAGAATAGCCACGCTCTTTGAGTTGTAGGCAAAAGTCTGATTGTGAGATAAGACCCATGATTTGTTTCGTAGAACGAGCACAGATCAAAGTCTTGTCGATGTTGTTATCATCAAGGGTTTCGATGAGGTTGTCTCCATCCTCAGCATACATAACCTTTCTTCCCTTGACGATGGGCAGTTGTTTAACAACCACTTTTGGAGGAAGAATGTACCCTTCATCAACAAGCAAAGGAGCAGGAACATTACATAAAACTTGACCATAAACACTCCAATTCATTCCAGGTTTAGATGCAGCAAGAGAATGTTTAGGTGTTGCAGTAAAGAAATAGCAACGATTTGCATTCTCTGCAAAATACTCAGTTGCAGGGAAAAAGTGACGTTGGACACTGTTATGTGCCTCATCAAAATAGATATTGTTCACCTCAATATCTGCCTCCATGATACGATGGAGAGAATGATAAGAGGTAAAGATGATGCAGTTCTCACCTTCTGCGCGAGCAGTATTAGCAAAGACATGAATATCATCTGCTTTTGTTGTAGAATAGTGGTCTGTCTCGCCACTATGAACGTGCATCACATGCGTGTGAGTTGTATCAATCAACTCAAGGAACTCACTACACAGTTGTTCTGCCAACAGAATACGTGGAGCAACAACAACAGTCGTCATTCCGTTGTCAATATACTTACAATTCTCGACAACATCCTGAATCATACAGATAGTTTTGCCACCACCTGTAGGCACAATGATTTGACCCTTGTCATATGCAAGCATACGATCAACAATGTCTCTTTGATGTGGGCGGAGGGTGACCGTCATTCGTGTTTGGTTGATGTAAATACTATAACGCACAGAGACCCTCCTGAGAGCGCCTCTGTGCCACTTGTTCAGTCGTCTGCGTCTTCTTGCACTTCTTCTACTTTCTTTGCCACCTTTGGACCTTTTTGGACACGATCAGTCTCATAAAAGAATGCTACTCTCTCACGACGTGCTTGCAATAGCATGTCATATTGAGTCTGTTGATCTTTAGTGAAAGTGAAATTTTGTGCTCTCCAAGTATCACGAAGTTCTTGAAGATGTGGAAGAACGTTGACAGTTTCAGTTGGAAAGTTCATATCAAACAGTATAATCGGTGTTAGAGAATTCGTCGAGTTGGATGTTCATTTTTGAGTCATTTTCTTCGAGTTCAGTGATGTCGAAGATTTCACCAGGCATGTCCTGAATCTCACTCCAAAAATCGTCCATGTGTTTCATTTGTTTGACTCTGTTAATATACACGGGATTGGTGTCCTGTGGGAGATTAGTGGACAGTTCTTAAATTGGATCAAGCAAGGAACTTTCGATATACTCCTTGCTTTTCCATCTCATTATGCTCAAGATTACATGAACTGATATTCAATTCAA